GTCATTATCTTGATAACAGAGTTCAATTGCTTCTTCCTCAGTTACTACACGATGACTAGATATTGTCTCGCCTAAATGTAATTGACTAAATTCTTTTGCTTCTTCCATAGTAACTGTATCAAGTGCCCATTCTGCTTTACCTGCTGGTACTTGCACACAATATCTATGTCTAAACATTTGAACAGTTTCAACCAAGACCCACTCTGTATTTACACTTTTTTCAACTTTTGATAGGATTACACTTCCGTTTTCTTTTATATCCCAGTGTAGTTCATCACCCTCTTTTAAATTAAGGTCCTGTATAATACTATCTGGTAGTTGAATTGCATGTTCACCATCTTCGTTTAAGAAAACTTCCATTTGTCCATAAATCATTTTATATATGTCTCCGCGTATTGAAGTGCCATTTCATAATTTTCAAAATTAGTTACAAAACTATGCCCCATATCATTAGTCACAACCACAAAAAATTTCTTGTCGTTTTCTTTAAACAAAATGCTACGTTTAGTACTCGTCTGGAATATCTGTAGGGGTTTCATCTTCGTTTATAGTTTCTTTCCAATCAATACCTACATAGTATTCAAGCATAACTTCCATTGCTTTTTTGTATTTTTTGTTTGCCTTCAAATCTTCTTTTTGATAAGCTTGCAAATTAGGTTTTTTATCTTTTAAACGCCTAATATCATCTTTAAGACCTTTATAGTCTTGAATTAGTACACTACGAAAAATGCTATCAACTGCATCACTACTTAGTTCAACCTTCATCATCATCTCCCGTATCTTTACTTTCCCATTTCTTTCGCCATTCCTCTGCTTCTTTTTCTTTTTGAATTCCAACTTCAGTCAATTCTACATCACTTTCGCAGTAAGGACAAATCTTTTTGGGTTCTTTGTCCCCTTCTTCATTATCTTCAGGCCAGTGCCATTCAGCATCATAGCTTTGTCCCTTCCATTTACACTTTGTACATTTGTGTGTAGGTTCTGGCGGGACCTCTGGTTCAGCCCAACTACTTTCATCACCATATTCATAAGTTACATCATACCCACCTTTGCGGTGTGTCCACCAATCATCATATTGATTTTCCCATTCTAGTTCTACATCGTTATCCCATGCATCCTGAATGATAGAATCAATATCAGCATCACCTGATTCAATCTCTTGCCAAAGTTTTTCTAGTTCATCTTCATCCATATCTGGATATATTTCTTCTAGTATGTCTTTGGTAAATTCAAGTGCAAATTGACTATCAACTTGATGCCATTCGTGTTTAACTAGTGTAACCATATTTTTCCTTTACGCTATAATCCATTCGTCTTGATCTTGTGTTACAAGTGTTTCTGCTCCATCGTACTCATCAATACGAAATTTTGCACCTTCCGGTACCCAACATATACTTAAACCCTCAACACCTCCAAAATAATGATCGTCACCATAAAATTTTTCACAGTGTGCTAAAATTCTCTCGTTTGGCCAATCAAGTTCAATCATTTTGACAATATCAGGGTCAAATAATAATTCTTTTATACCATGCCAACTATACCAACCAGCGCCGAAGCCTGCTGATACTAATACAGCAACTTTTCCATCTCTTAACAACTTACGCATTTATTTTTTTCTTAATTTTGCACACTTAGCCTTTACCTCAATTGGTGTTGAATCAAGTTTTTCTGCTAACTCACAATCATAGGTAACACTGTATTTTTCAATATCATTTAGTCTTACCCAAGTGTATACACCAAAACCAAAAAACATCAGCCATGAAACTATCAGGGCAGAAGTGGTAAGGAATAACTGCATTTGTAATCTACGCATAATGTGATTATATACTATTTTTATTTAAATGTATTGAGTTTTGGGCAATATTGTCTAATTAATTCAAGTTCACGAATGTGCGCTTGCGCTTTGCCTCTTACTATATCGACAATGCCATAAGTAAAAGAACCAGTCCCATAGCTACGAATATTATCATACAATCCCCAATTTTTATCTTCAGTATAGGCTCGTTGTATGTGCTTTCTAATACGCACATATAATGATTTTTTGACCGTACTGTTCACCCCTGTAATACCAATATACTGCTCGTTTGTTACAGTATTAGTAATTACATAAATGATATGATTACGATCTGATCTACGTTTTCTAGTCATGCTAGCATTATAGCATTAGTTGGATTTATTGTCAACTTTGGCTAAATGTTGCAATTTTGTCAACTTTAATGATTCTGTTAACAATTTGTCAACACGGTTATCTACATCTATTTCCCACGGGCAATTCTTATATTCTTCATAACTCATTTCTTCTGGCAATTTGTTACCATAAGGAATCGATCTCCAATAGTAATGGCCACCTTTTATGTTTAGCATTCCTATGTGTCTTTGATGAATATGAATTAATTCATGTACTACAATTTTAGGAATCTGTGTTAAAGGCAAATTGATGTTTATGCCAAATCTGTTGGCAACTCGTTTATCTATACCACCATATACGTTATCTAAAAACGGGTACAGACAAACTTGTAATTTATTAGGAAGTTCAATAAGGGAGCCCAGTGCATTAGCTAAAGATTGTATCATTACTTCATGTACTGGGCTTTTCTGACTTTCTTGATAGTAAAAACTTATTTCTATCAATGTAAAGTCCTATTATCAACAAAATCATAATATTGGTGAACTTGTTCTATGATATCATCTTTATTGTACCCTAGTTGTGCTAATAGGGGTAAAATTTCTACAAGTACTCCAAAAGTTGCAGTACCATATATATAATATTCATCTTCGTTACCAAAATCAAATTCATGTAGCAGAGGCATAATTTGTTTTTCTATAAATTCACTTGCCATCTGACCACTTGTTTCATACTGCCAATCTTCGTAAACCTCTTCTTCTATTTCTTCAACTTCATTTATTTTGCTCATGATTGGACTCGCTAAGTTATGTACTACTAATTTATTTATATCTGTATGCTTTTCAAACTTCTTTCAATCAAAAATTTTCTTTCTTGGCTGGATCTTGCTCCTAATATCACAATATTGTATAGCTTGTCTTTTTTATTAACCAACATAGTTATACAAAAACCTGCAGCATTAGTAAATCCAGTTTTTAAAGTAATCACTCCTTCTTTTCCAAAGAAGTTAATAGTTGGTTTAGCTATGATGGTAAATGTTTTCTTACCTTTAGTTACTTTTACTTTATAATCTTCGCTTTGTGCTGCTTCTCTAACAATAGAGAATTGACTTACCGCATTGGTCAAAAATATTATATCCTTTGTAGAACTTACATTTCCGGCATGTAATCCAGTTGGATCATAAAACATTGTATTATCCATTAATAATTCTTTTGCATTTTTATTCATAGCATGAATAAATGCATCATACCCGCCTATATAGTTATCTGCTAAGGTTTTTGCAGCTAAATTATCGCTATGAATTAGTGCTAACATGATCAAGTCTTTTCTGGATACTTGCATTCCCTTTGAAAGTCTAGTGTGATTAGACAACGTACTAACTACTGGAATTATTTCATTCATTTCTTGCTTAGCACTTATCACAGTGTATACTGTCATAAGTTTACTAATACTTGCTATACTCCCACGATGTTCGGGTAATGTGTTTTCTATTATGTGATTATCTGTTACATTCATCAACATAACATTAGGGTTAGTTTGAATACCACCGCGGTATCTCTGCTTTGCAGCATAATTTTTCTTTTTGTATTTTTTTACAATGTGATGTTTATTGTGATATTTTTTTTCTTTTTTGTTTGGTGCAGCATTAGCACAGGTTACGGTAAACAAAAAGAGAGTCAGTAATAGTAATTTCTTCATATAGTATTTAACATGTATGTTGTAGTATACAATATACACAGTTAAAATACTAGTGGATAGGACTATAGAAAATAGCCAAAAAAATAGACCCCGAAGGGTCTATTACATGATAGGACCGTTACCGTTCTTAAATCCTACAGTGCCGCCTTCTTCTGTAATACGTTTGATTACATGTTCAAACAGTATAGGACGGTAGTCTGTCTGCTCTACACAAACACAGTGATATCTTGGATCAATTTCATATTCTCCAAAGATTTCTGTTTTAACTCTGTTGTAATGTAGATGTCCATGAATATTAGTACCAAAACGTGCTAAACTTTCTGTATGCACGGGAATGTGACTTAGTATCATTCCATTCATTACGTGATACCCACGAACGTCGCGGAAATATTTTGTGTAATCTTCAAGTTTAAAAATGTCGTGATTACCCTTGATTAATACCTTATCTCCGTTTAATCTTTCAAGAATTTTTAGTGCTTTGCGATTAATTACGACATCACCAAGATGATATACCTTATCATTTGGTCTTACTGTTTCATTCCAACGACGAACCATTTCTTCATCCATTTCTTCTGGATCATCCCATGGACGTAGTTTTGTTCCATCATCACGCAGGAATTTACATACACCAGCGTGACCAAAATGTGTGTCAGAAACTAAAAAATTTGCTGGCAT